ATCGGTTCATTCTCCACTTGTATATGTATGTCCTTAAATTCTTTAGGACTTTTGTTATCTGATTCCCGTAAAATCTCGGCCTGTTGAGATTGAGTTAAGTGATTAAACCAATCAGCTGGATTATACTTAAAATCATTCAACAGGGGGTGTAATTCCTTTGTAAACTCTGATCGAAACCAGTCGTGGAATTCAGCCATTTTCTTTGGGTCGGGATTCGGCATTTGTTGTATTTGCCGACACATACAAGCGTATAATGTACGCATACAATTAGAGTAAACGATCACGTTGTTGTTTTCATACGACGGTAGCACTTTCTTTGCACCTGGTGATCTGTGTTTATTACAGGTGCAAGGAATTTCACTGAGTGGAGTGCCTAATGGATAAGTTTTAGTTAACCACTCATGTTGACTGCCGTATGGACCCTCTATTTCTTTTTGAAGTCCTGGAGGATCGCAGGACTGTGGGAGCAACACCTCAGTGTTGCTTAAATGGAACATGGACCTACCTCCCTAATGGGTTAAGGCAGTGTCCTGATTGCGGTCAATTACTTCCTCAGGGGTGAGGGTCGACCCTATTCTGGCGAGCAATTCTCTTAAGGAATTTTTAACGTATCCAAACATTCCGCCATATTTTTTGCTCGTGAATTCTCCATTTGCGAGTCCTTGAATTGCTTTGTATGCGTCACTTTCTGCCAATGCCATCATGGTGACTTTGTTTACGAGAGTGTGTTTAAGCAATTCATTGAGTAGGAGAATGCTGTCTTCCATACTCAATTGATTGTTGGTTTTTGTGGCCAACAATGTTATTATCTCGCCCAGAGTAGTTTGCGTAGGCTTATCTGTGATTGTGAGAAGTCTGCTGACACTGTTTATGATGGTTGCGGGCAATTGTATAGTCCTACCTTCAATTTTCACCTCGAGTTGGTCGTAGGTGCGCCAGTTAAATAAACTGGTTGAATTGAAGTTTCTCCGTGCCATTATATGTTGACCCTTCATTTCTAGAATTTCCATTCTAACTAGGGTGCCTTTGCTGTCAACATCTTTAGCTCCTACTTCATCCTTGCCGTTGAGTGTCTTGCTATTTTTAGCTTGTTTCACTGGCTTTCCAAGTGTGAAAGAATGGGCTTGGATGATTGAACGTGCTGGCAACAACATTTCTCCTCGACGCAGAGGGTAGATTGTCGTGCCTTGGGGAATCGTAGATTCCACGGGGTGCTTTGTCATAACGAAGCGCATGTAATCCGTGGCTCCCAGATCTACACTTTCTAAGATGGATATTGCTATCTGGCATTCTGGCCCAGCTATTACGATTGATGGGCTGTCTTCAGAT